ACAAAAAGGAAATAACTCCAGAACAACACAGACAATTACATTTCCAGCAGTGTTTTCTGCAAATCCATATGTAACTGTAACCATTGTAGATATTAATACTGCTAAGGCAGAGGGCGGAGTGAATGGTGCAGTTGCTACCGTTGTTGGGCTAAATAAAAATGGAATGACAGTAAAGATAGAACTTTTGAAAGAAGTTCCAGTAAATACTTCTGTGAGATTGAACTATATAGCAGTAGGTCCAGGCATAAATACTTAATGTCAAAGTATACTTTGATTCCTTCTAATCATAAAAAAGCAATAAATAAGTTATATTATGAACATATTCTAATAATAGAAGATTATATTGGAAGAGAATTGAAAGAGTATGAGTCAGTTCATCATATTAATGGAATAAAAACAGATAATAGAATAGAAAATCTTTTTTTATGCCACCGTAGAGAACACGATAAAGCCCACGGCATGAAGACTGTATCTATGTACAAGTTATATCCCTCATGGGTTAAAAAAAAATGTAAGTATTGCGGTGTTGATTTTTATGGCTATCCATCCATAATGAAGAAAAGAGTAAAATGTAGGTCAACTTGTAAGTCAATAAAGGTTGACAAGATTTGTGGCTGGTGTGATAAGATTTATACCGTCCCTGTGATTAAAGAACATCTATGGGATTATTGTTCTCGCTTATGCCGACGAAAGGCTAATAATGACAAACGATCTTAAGTGGATGATGGTATCAGACATTCACTTTCCTAGGCACGACCCCCGTAAGGTAGAACTATTCCTTAAGGTAATGAAGTGGTGGAAGCCAGACGCAGTTGATCTGCTAGGAGATATTGATGATGCTGATTCTACAAGTCGCTGGGCAGCAGATAAGCCCCTAGAAATGTCAGTATCTATAGATGATGGAGGAGTTCGTGAAACAAGGCAGTTCCTTAAAGATATCAGAAAGATCGTCCCCAGTGCTGATTGTCATTTTCACGATGGGAATCATGGCTGGACTCGCCACGGCGAATACCTTGCTAAGAAAGCGCCGCAGTTCCTTGAAATAGTAACAGCAGACACATTATATGATTATTCTAATGCTGGATTTGAGTGGCATAATTGGAATGAACCACCCGTAAAACGATTCGGAGATATCTATGGTCATCATGGAGAATCTATTTCAAAGCACGCAGGGGAGTCAGTCCGTAACGATGTTAATAACTGGGGCGTTTCTCTTGTCCGTGGTCATTCACATCGTATGGGTGCATACTTTCAAACATATAACATTACAGGCCAAGAACTTAGGGGATATGAGATTGGTCATCTTTGTGATGAGGATCAAATGGATTACTCTATTCAAAAGAATTGGCAGGCGGGATTTGCTGTAGCCCATGTAGTAAATGATTATCCACACATTCAATTAATTCAAATTCATGATTATACCTGTGTAGTGGATGGAAAGATCTTTACTGCATAATGTTTTGTAAAAAATGTAACGGTAAGGTGATGATAGATAGAACATTAAGTTCTGAGATCCATATTGAGTTATACTGTTTAAGATGTGGTAAAAGATGGCCGATGCGGTATCCTGAAAAATATGGAGGCTTTGGAGTATGGATAATGAATCAAGAGACTCTGTATCAAATGGGAAGAGATATGGGGTACTAAAAACTTCTAAGTACCGAAGAAAATTATTTATTAATAATGAATTGCATCAAATTATTCATATAAATATACCAGCAGATGTTGTAACAACATGGAATTTTATACAAAATAAATTAATTAGATATCCATATAAAAGCACAAAAAAACATGCTCAAAAAGCATATTTAATTAATGAGGTCGGTAAGATGGTAGATCGTCATCCAGAAAGAATTAGATTTGCCATTAAAGAAGGGCATATAAAAAGACCCCAACAGTCTGGCCCAAAGGGTAAGTTTTATTTTAACGATAATGACATATTAGATATTCAAAATTATTTTGCCAACATTCATTATGGTCGTCCTAGAAATGACGGTTCTATAACACCTTTGAAAAGAACCGTGACAAAAGAAGAGGTAGATGCTAGACTAGGGCGCAGAGATGTTTTGTACGTTCAAAATGACAAGGGCGAATATATTCCTGTATGGAGGACGGTGGAATTTTAGTGGTTAAAAAGAAAACTGAAGAAGATGAATTAGTAAATTTTATTGGTGAAACAATTAGTACAGAAAGTGCGTTGCTTGCTTGCTCAATTAATCTTATGCGTGCAGGAGATATTGCAAAGGCAACCGCCGACTCTGAAGGCTTGCTCAAGGTGGCTAAGGCGTGGTATGATTTGGCTAAGTATTTAGGCGGAGAGCAAGATGATGATAAAGGAAATCCAATTGGATTCCTTGCTGAATTGGAGACATTAGATGACCCAGGAAGTGAGCCCGACGAGGGTGAGAGTGGGATTGAAATTCGTTCGAAATCTTGGTAATTATGAGAACATCCATGTTGACGTAGGTGTTGAAGATAACGTCAGGCAGGGAGAAAATGTATCTCAGGCTATGGATCGTGTATACGATTTTGTAGAAGAACAACTCATTCAGCGCGTGCAGGAGATTGAGGCTGATTTAAGTGGCAGCAAGTAAAAACGATAAGCAATCATACGCCTTACTATCAGAATACATTGGGCTATACCGTAATAAATACGGCACTGCTCCAGTAATTAATAAGTATAAAGAAAAGTGGGGGATGCTATCCCTCATTGAAGATTTTGGTGTAGAGGCTGTTGGATATACACTAGAGTTTTATTTTAAACTATCTAAAGACATGCACCCGCTACCTTGGTTCTATAATAATTTTTCCACCATACATAATTCTAGACTGGCTGCGGAAAAAGATGATAGGATAAGGTCGGCAGCAAGAGAGCAGACTCAAAAATTACGAGCGGAGTATTTGAATGGCGTACACTGAGGAAGTAGAGGTAATCTCTTCAGTCTGTAAGAATAAAGATATCCATGTGCTGTTTGATAACAATGCTGATGAGTTAATTAAAGACTGTGCAGATGTATGGGGATTTATCAAAGACTACTACGATCAGACCCGTCAAATTCCCGACTCCGATTTGCTCGTAACAAGATTCAAAGACTTTGAGCCAGTACAGTCGGGCCCTACTATCTACCATGTTGATAGATTACGTCAAGCGTACCTTCATGAGTCTTTAAGCAACTCTTTACGCCGTGCTGCCAATTTAGTAAATAATAATGAATCTGGTAATGCGCTAAAAGAATTGTCTAAAGATATTACTGTCATGTCTCGCTTGGGGGCGAAAGTAAGAGACATTGATGTAACAGATGTTGATAGCGCGCTCTCCTATTTTGAACAGACCAGAAAGTCGGCGGAGAATGGGGAGGTAGGTATTAAAACAGGTATTACCTCGTTTGATGTGTGCCTGCCTATGGGTATTGCTAAGGGGCAACTTGGAATTTTGATGGCCTACCCTGGAATTGGAAAGTCATGGCTAGCCCTTTATTTTGCTGTACAGGCATGGAAGCATGGGTACAAGCCCATGATTGTGAGTCTTGAAATGACTGAGACTGAAGTTCGTAATAGAATCTTTGCAATCATTGGTGATGGATTTTTTAGCCATAGGGCCTTGAGTGCTGGCAGAGTAAGTGATAATGAGTTTAGGCTTTGGGCGGAGAAGACTTTAGAAGGCCGTCCTCCGTTTAAAATCATCTCTAATGATACTGGCGCAGAGATGACTCCTAACGTTATTACATCTAAGATTGATCAGTACCGTCCAGATATAGTTATTGTTGATTACCTACAGTTGATGAATGATAATTCAGGTACATCAAACAATGAGACGGTTAAGATTAAAAATCTATCAAGAGAATTAAAACTCTTAGCAATCTCTCAAAAACTTCCTATCATTGCTATTGCTTCTGCTACACCAGATGATGCAACAGATCTAGAATCTGTACCACAACTTGGACAGGTTGCATGGTCACGACAAATTGCATATGACAGTGATTGGGTATTGGGCATGGGGCGTAAGGCTAACTCTACTGTTCTAGAAGCGGTGCTACGAAAAAATCGTAGTGGATATATGGGCGCGTTCTACTTAGACATAGATTTAGATAGAGGAATCTTTAAAGAAATTATTGATCCAATTGAATAGTTAACTACAGTATAATAGACATGTGGAGTATGTCGGACATAAAAGAATAAAAGAATTTCATATCGATGGAATGATCGAAGATGATGCTGTCATTCCACAAATTCGTGAGAGATATGAAAACATTCTTATCGACATGATGAGATCAAATGGTTATGTCCCGCATCTTGACGTAGATCCAGCCTTTAGCCTAGAATATAAGGGTGAGAACTATACGTTCCTGTTGACTATCTATGGAGTATATGTTGGAAAGGCTAAGGCACAATGCTATCTAGCAGTAAGCGGAAACAATCTTATACCAATGAATTTTATACAGAAGGACAGATAGAGTCTATTCTTAGGTCTTCCGACATTAAAATCGGCGGAGAAATCGATACTCACTTCCTTCTGTTTTGCCCATTTCACTATAACGTTCATACCCCTGCATGTGAGATTGATAAATCTAACGGAATGTTTATTTGCTTCTCATGTGGTGAGTCGGGGTCGCTAGTGGATATGGTTATGAGTGTCACTAATAGAAACTATTTTGAGGCCACCCGACTAATTAATTCTAAGAAAGACGACGTTGATATCAAGCGTGTCATAGATGAAGAAATTGATAGGCCACTAGATTCACCAGAGTTTGATATGAATCTTATTAGCCGCCTACATGATGATTTAAAATGTAACAGTCGTGCTAAAGAGTATTTTCTAGGCAGGAATATTAGCGAATCGTCTATGGAAGAATTTTTATTAGGCTACTCTCCTAAGCAGGATATGGTAACAGTCCCAGTTTTTGATGAATTCAACAAATGCTTAGGATTTGTTGGTAGGTCGGTAGAAGGAAAAGCCTTTAAAAATAGTACAGGTCTTCCTAAGAGTAAGGCTTTATTTAATCTTAATAAATCTAAGCGAGGAAGCATAATCGTTGTAGAGTCGTCGTTCGATGCAATCAGATTACATCAAGTAGGGTTAAAGGCGGTGGCTACGTTAGGAGCAACGGTAAGTAGATACCAAATTTCCTTGCTTCAAAAATACGCAACCAGTATCATTATATGTCCAGACAATGATGACGCGGGGGTAAAGATGATTGATAAGATCACTACTAATATCAAAAATAAGTCAGTAGAAGTAATTAATCTAAAGACTGGTAAAGATGTAGGTGATCTCAATGATGATGAGATCAAAAATATGTTTAGAAATGCTGGAAATAGTTTAATATTAGCGCTATAATATTTATATCGGCCCATGTATAGGGTCAAATACTTTTTAGGAGAACTATCATGTCAGTTATTACAGGTCTAAAGAATATTAAGAGTAAGATGGAGCGTCCTCAGACAGAGGAAGGCACCCGCGCACGTTGGCTCAAGTTGGAAGATGGTCAGAGCGTGAAGATCCGCTTTGTTAATGAACTTGATCCCGATTCCCCAAGTTATGATAAAGATCGTGGACTTGCCATTGTTGTCGCAGAACACACTAACCCCAGAGATTATCGCCGTAAGGGTCTTTGCAGCCTGGATGATGAGGGTCGTTGCTTTGGATGCGAGATGCACCGTAAGGACCCCAAGGCTGGATGGAAGGCACGCTTGCGTTTCTACACCAACGTACTAGTTGATGACGGTACTGAGCAGTATGTTGCCGTATGGTCACAAGGCGTAGGTCAGAAGTCACCCGCCACAAACATGCTAATTGAGTATGCTGGAGATACAGGATCTATTTCCAATCTCCAGTGGCGTCTCAAGCGCAGCGGTACTGGTACACAAACAAGTTACACACTTATCCCACTTGCTACCGACACAGAAAAGTTTGAGTGGAAGAACGTAGAGCCTTTTGAACTAGAAAAGGTCGCGGTTCGTAATGTTTCCTATCCAGACCAGGAAGCATTCTACATGGGCGTAGATGTTGATACCTCGTCTAGTACTAATGTCGATTGGTAATAAAATCTTGATCGTTGAGTAAGCAGTAGGATATACTCCTACTGCTTACTCATTTATTGGAGGACCGTGTTTCATAATCATCATTCACACTCTTACTATTCTCTTCTAGACGGATATTCTTCTCCAGAAGAACTAGTAAAGCGTGCAGCAGAAGTAGGCATGAGCAGCCTAAGTATTACCGACCACGGGACATTGAGTGGTCACAGGGATATGATAAAGGCAGGCCGCGACAATAACATTAAACCTATTCTTGGTCTAGAGGCGTATTTCACTACTGATCGACTAGATAAAAGGTCTAGGAAAGAACGCACTCCAGATGATCAAATCTATAACCATCTTATCGTACTAGCCAAGAATGATGTTGGTTTAGATAATCTGAACCTTATTTCCAGGAATGCCTGGGAAGAAGGATTTTTTGTTAAGCCACGCACCGACTTTGACATGCTTGAGTCTAATAAAAACGGTTTAGTTATTCTATCGGGTTGTATGAATAGTATTATTGCTAAGGCATTTGAGAACGATAACCCTACTGCCGCCCGACAATATGCTGGATGGTTCAAGGATGTATTTGGCGATGATTTTTACATGGAAATTCAGCCCCACAACCCTGCTGATTTGAACCATAATTTGTTAGATCTTGCAGACTCTATGGGGATTAAGTCTGTGGTAACTCTAGATTGTCACTTTGCCTCTCCAAAAGATCGGATAGCGGAAGAGATCATGCTCATCCTTGGAACTCATCCTAATGTGCTTAAGGAAGCAGATTTTAATAAGAGTCGTAAGATTAAAGATCTTATGGAGAGACTAGACTATCTATATGGTGATAGGCAAATGTCATTTAAGGATCTAGATATTTGGCTTATGGGGTATCAGGATGTTAAGGACCGTATGCTCGCTCAGGGTATTGAGCGTGAAGATATCTATGAACACAGCCTAGAGATCTCAGATAAGATCAGCGGCTATGATATTAAAGAGAACCTTGATCTACTTCCTGTTAAGCATAAAGATCCTGACGAGGAATTAAAGAAGAGAGTCATGGATGGGCTCCGCGAAAAAGAACTTATTGAATTAGAATATCTTGATCGTGTCAAGGAAGAATTGCAGATTATTAAAGAGAAAAACTTTGCATCATACTTTCTTGTTGTAGCAAATATGATTAGTTGGGCTAAGAATAATGGAATCCTTGTAGGCCCTGGTCGTGGATCAGCGGCGGGGAGTCTAATCTGCTACGCTCTGGGAATCACTGATGTTGATCCTATTGAGCATGGGCTACTATTCTTTCGATTTATTAATCCAGAAAGAAATGACTTTCCTGATATCGATACAGATTATGAAGACCGCCGTCGAACGGAGGTAAAAGACTACCTAATCTCTGAGTATCAGCATGTCGCTGCTATCGCTACATTCAATACTTTTAGGGATAAGGGAGTCGTTAGAGACGTTGCTAGAGCCTTTGGCATCCCACTTACAGAGGTAAATAAAGCATTGAAGGGCGTTGAGACCTGGGAAGAATTCATGCGTAGTTCTACTGCCTCAGACTTCCGCTCACGTTACCCAGAAGTTGTTGAGTATGCTGATAGATTGCGTGGTCGTATTCGTGGCACAGGTTTACATGCGGCAGGTATTGTAACTTCCAAAGATGATATCTCTAAGTACGCCCCCATTGAAACTCGTAAAGATTCTCACAGCGATAATAGAATTTCTGTTGTCGCAGTAGATATGGAACAGGCGGCAGAGATTGGATTGATTAAGATCGATGCTCTTGGACTCAAGACTCTCACTGTTGTAAAAGATACGTTGGAAAGCGTGAAAGAGCGTAAAGGTATTGAGATTAATCTTAAAGATATTCCAATGGATGATTCAGAGGTTTATGCGGATCTTTCTGCTGGATTTACTAAAGGCGTTTTCCAGGCAGAAGCGACTCCTTATACCAACCTTCTCATAAAAATGGGGGTAAGTAATCTTAATGAACTTTCTGCTTCAAACGCTCTCGTACGCCCAGGGGCTATGAATACTATTGGTGCAGATTATATTAAAAGAAAGAAGGGCCGTCAGGCAGTATCTTATATTCATCCAATTGTTAAGGAGTTCACAGAAGATACTTATGGGTGTATCCTTTACCAGGAACAAGTTATGCAAGCCTGTGTTTACTTGGGTGGAATGACGATGGCAGAGGCAGATAAGGTTCGTAAGATTATTGGAAAGAAGAAGGATGCAAAAGAATTTGACCAGTTCAAGGATCAATTTGTTTCTGGCGCTTCACGACACATTTCTAAGGAATCCGCCGAAAAACTCTGGCATACTTTTGAGGCCCATGCTGGATACTCCTTTAATAAGAGTCATGCTGTGGCCTACTCTACGCTATCTTATTGGACGGCTTGGCTTAAGAGATACTACCCAATAGAGTTCATGTATTCATTGCTTAAGAATGAATTAGATAAAGATAAGAGAACTGATTATCTTATTGAAGCCAAAAGAATGAATATTAAGATTCGCCTCCCACACATCAATGAGTCTGGAGAAGACTTCACACTTGAGGGTGATGCTATTAGATTTGGGCTTGGAAATATTAAATACTTATCTGCTGGGATTTCTAAAAAGATTCTTGCTGGACGCCCGTTTAGTTCATACAAAGAGTTTATTGAATTCACTAGTAAAAAGGGTTCTGGTATTAATAGTCGTGCTGTCGATGCACTTAATAGAATTGGCGCTGCGGCATTTGAGGATAATCCAAGAACTGGCGATGAAAGAGAAAGCCTATATGAATTCTTAAATATTCCAGAGTTTGTTACTAATATTCCTCGTTGGGTAGAATCATACTTTAGACCTCTAGAAGAATATGATGAAAATGGTGCCTTCATTGTTATGGGGATGGTCAAATCTATTAAGCGAGGGGAGGGGTGGAGTAGAGTAGAAATAGTCGATAAGACAGGCAGTGTGGGGGTATTCCATAATCAAGATACAACGATTGAGCCTGGAAAGATGTATATCCTACTAATATCAGATAACAGGATTCTATCTTATCTAGCCCCAGATTCCCTTGACTCTAGCACTAGTTCTTTTGTACAATTTCTAAAGGCAAAGACTATGACTCTTGGACCAGAAGAATATTTTGTTGTAGACATGGAGCCAAGAAGAACTAAAAAAGGTGACAAAATGGCTAATGCAGTCCTTGCTAATGAAGACAAAGAACTTATGTCTATTGTAATTTTTCCTTCTATGTACGCAGAAGCATTAGCAAAAATGAGGCCAGGGATGCACTGTAAGCCTATATTCAGTGAAACAACTTCTGGCGCTACAACACTTAAAGGATTTATTAGATGAACTTAGATTATTTAGCAGATAAATTGCATGAAACAGCAGTAGAAAAAGGTTTTTGGGACGCACTAGGATCTCTACCAGAAGAGGATAAGTTTATCTTCTATGCAAAACAGATTGCAATGATTCATTCAGAAGCAACAGAGGTACTAGAGGCTCTTAGAAAATCAAAAGGGCACGATCAAGTTGTAGAAGAACTAGCAGACATTATCATTAGAGTTCTTGATTTGTATCAAGGTCTTTTAGATAACGGAGAAGTAGTTTATAGTCTGCATAAAACAGTTAAGTCCAAAGCAGAAGTAAATAAAAGAAGGGCACGGCTGCACGGCACCCGTGGATGATATAATGGATGCTTACTTTCTGCATGGTTCAGATGGAGAAAAACTTCTTGTTATTCGTGGACACGATGAAGAACTTATGCAGCAAATAATATCAACATTAGGTCGTTCTAGAAACGACGAGATAAAAAATTTATCGGAAGTATTGGAGAATCACTTTAATGAGCGACATGATGATGGAGGAAGTTCTATCCAAATTAGATCCAAAAATAAGAAAGATGGTGGGAAGCGCCGCTAATGTAGAAATACATAAGCAGAAAACTCCAAGTCTTTCTCTAAACGTTGCTCTAAAAGGAGGGCTAGCGTATGGTCGGCAAGTTCTTATCTGGGGCAATAAAAGTGCTGGAAAGTCCTCATTCTGCCTGCAACTTATTGCAGATGCCCAGAAAGAAGGGAAGACATGCGCGTGGATCGATTCCGAACAGTCATATTCTCCTGAATGGGCTGAAAAACTTGGAGTCGATTCCTCAAAACTTATTTATTCCTCCGCAAAAACAATTAACGACATGGTTGATATTGGGACGCAACTTATCCAGTCGGGAGTGGACCTCCTTGTTGTAGACTCCATCTCTGCACTACTGCCAGCAATCTACTTTGAAAAAGATGGCTCTGAACTAAAGCAGTTGCAAGATACTAAACAAATTGGAGCGGAGGCAAAGGATATGACTCACGCGGTCAAAATGTTGAACTACGTTAATGATAAAACCCTTCTCATCCTTATCTCTCAACAACGCAACCAGTTTGGCTCTATGCACGCTAGCCATATTCCCACAGGTGGAATGGCTGTAAAGTTCTTTTCTAGTACAATTGTTAAACTATGGTCAAGTGAAGCAGAGGCTTCAAGCATCAAGGATAAAATTGCAGTAGGAGATAAGTTAATTGAACAGAAGGTTGGTCGCCCCGTTAATTGGACTATTGACTATAACAAAACTGGTCCACAGTTTATTACGGGGTCATACGATTTTTATTTCCAGGGATCACATGTAGGAGTAGATCAGGTCGCGGACCTAGTTGATAGCGCCGAAATGCTAGGCGTTATTGAGCGTGGCGGTGCGTGGTATACAGTCCTAGGTGATCGCATCCAAGGTCGCGCTAATGTTATTGACAGGGTAAGAGAAGACCTTGATATGCAAGAAGAACTTACAAAATTGGTGTATGAAAAAATATGATCGATCCTAAAACATTTATTAAAAATCCATCAAAAAGTAAAACTACATATAAAGATATAGACGGAAGTTTCTCCTGCTCTGAATGCTTTGAAACAACTCGTATGGGCAAATATGATTCAGAGAATAAAAAAGTTTTTTGGGTATGTTCTAATGGACATGAGAATAGTGCTAGGCTAGTTTATGAGTGAACGGTCTGAATTAAAACGAATGGGTGCAAAGGCTCATAAAAATAGTGGTCGCGGTCAATATCAAAAAGCCGATGGAAACATAGATAGGTTTGTAATCGATGTAAAAGAATATGGTAAGTCAATATCACTAAACCAAGATATGTGGGCTAAGATTGTTACCGATTGCCTTAAGACAGATAATACAAAGAATCCTTTGCTTCAGGCTGTATTAGGTAGCGGCGGAAGAAGGACTAGGCTCGCCGTTATTGAGTGGGAAGTACTAGAGGAATTATTGGAGGAGATAGATGGAAAATACAATTGATCTTATTAATCAGGTGTCGGAGTTCGCTGACATTCATGATTTTGTCAGCGATGACGGGCTTGATGAGGCGATGGCTGCTATTGTAAAAATTATTTCAAAGCCAGACATTCCTCCTGTCCAGGCACTTACTTTAATTGCAAAACTTCAGGCTTTATCTGCTAAGTTTGGAATTCTTGCAGCATGGTATTCGACGGCGGCTAAAGGCCCTACTGGATCTCCAAATAACATTAAAAAGAATATCTACTATTCAACAAAGGATGCCCTAGACAAATTAGTAGACAGTTTGAAGTACATCGTAAGATATAATTTAGGTTAATATGACAAAGAATCTATTATCATCACTGATGACTAAACCTAAGAATACTAAATTGAATGCACGCAAGTTTGTTAAGATGCTTAACTCTGCATATCAAAACTCTAATACAAATAAAGAGTTTAAGAAGAAAGTTTCTTTTGCTCCTAGCACTATTGGATATGGGCATGGTACATGCGCTAGATACTGGTGGATTGCTTTTAATGGGGCGGAATTTACAGAAAATATTCCTGCCGCTAATATTGCATCAATGCGATCTGGAACTGCCGCTCATGAACGCATAGAAAAACTTGTTGAATCTACAGGTTTATTAAAACAGAATGAAAGAGAGATTAAAAACACCGACCCTCCTATAAGAGGATTCGCTGACCTAGTACTGGAGGTTGATAATGAAGAGATTATCGGTGAAATCAAAACGATCAAAGACCAATATTTCATTCAAAGAAAGGGTGAAGGACACCCTTCTCCAAGCCATCTTCTTCAATTATTAGTTTATATGAAAATTGAGGGGGTAGATGAGGGATTCATTTTGTATGAAAATAAAAATGACAATGAATTACTTTGCCTTCCCATTGAGATGAATGATAAGAATAAAGAATATATTGAGTATGTGTTTTCTTGGATGCAAGAGGTTCGTGAATCATATAAAAACAATACTCCCCCCAAACGAGGGTACACAAAGTCTACCTGGACCTGTAAAGGATGCCCAGTATCAGAGGCATGTGAAGAGCGTGAGGATGGTCAGGTAAAGATTACTAATCTCAAAGTGGGTGTTGAGTGAAAAACTGTGCCAATTGTGGGCAGCCATTTGAATCTAATAAAAAGAATCAAAAATATTGCACTCCAGCCTGTTGTCGTTTAGCGACAAACAAAAAAATAATGACCAAGTATTATGAAAATAAAAGAAGGCTAAGTGGAGAAAAAAGATACTGTGAGTGTGGTCAATTACTTAGTAGGTATAATGAAGATGTTAAATGTTTTATCTGTAGCGATAATGAAAAAACAAAAGATAGAAATGAAATCCTAGAGGTTATTAAAAGTGTCATTAAAAAAACTAATAAAACAAAACGCTAGTACAGTCTTGGGAGTGGATTCATCTACTAATTCCTTTGCCTTCTGCCTGTTTGACGGCAAGCCAATTAAATGGGGCAAGGTAGAATTTCATGGAAACAATATCTATGACAAAGTAATTGATTGTAGGGATAAGATTCCTTTTATTAAAGAGGAAGTCAAGCCAGATTATATTTGTATAGAGTCCGCCATCATGGTAAAATCTCAAGCAGTTGCTATTCACATGGCTATGATTGTAGGGGCATTAGTTGGAGGATTGGCTAAGGATTCTAATAGCATTATTACAGTCCCTCCGATTCAATGGCAGTCATATATAGGTAATAAAAATTTAACAAAGGCTGATAAAGAGGGAATTAAATTAGAATTTCCTGGCAAATCAGACAATTGGTACAGAAATTATTCAAGAACTTTAAGAAAGCAAAAAACTTTAGATTATTTTAATAATAAATTTAATATTAATGTGACTGATAACGATGTTGGAGATGCATTTGGATTAGCCTATTATGCACATATGAATTTGGTTAATCATGTCTAAATTATATGAAAATAAAAGTTATCTTGCTAAAAGATACCTTGTAGATAAAAAATCTTTAGAAGAGATTGCTAAAGAATGTGGGGTAAGTCATCAGACTATCTATCGCTACTTAGTAAAACATAATCTCATCCGTGACCCTAGAAAGTTTGGTAAAAAATGATTGAACAAAACCTACAGCGCATGTATGCTGAGAAAATTATGGACGATATAAAAGAAGGTGTGCAGTTAATTCCTCGCAACACTGTTGAGATGGCAATTCAAGATGAATGCCATAGGGTTACCACCCTACTGATAGAAAAAAATCGATCATATGGTAATTCAGCACTTAACCCCGTAAGAGTATTTTCACGGTCGGACACAACTGAGCAATTGAAAGTTCGTATAGATGATAAGTTATCTAGATTTATGAATGGTGATGACACCTTTAAAGAAAATGATCTTGACGATCTTATGGGTTATCTGGTATTATTGAGTATTGCACTAAAGGAGACATGGAAGTAATGCCTTTATATACATACTATTGTAATGTTTGTGATAAAGATCTAGAGGTTATTTCTAGTATTGAAAAAAGAGACACACAAAAATGCGATAGTTGTGGTTACTCATTAATTAGAAATATCGATAGGCCAGGTTTAGTATGGGCACCAACTCGCGGCGGTAGCGGATTCGCTACCTGATAGGAGATAGCATGTCTAGAAAGAAAAGTGAACCTATAGAGGAACGAACCCACTATGGGGTAAACTCAGACATATCTGTTTTCCATGAACTAAAGTTTGGCAAGGAATTAATTAAACCAGGGGACATGCTTAAGTTTAAAGATGTTAAAGGTACATTTAGATTTATTCAACTTGCCCACAATGTTAAAAAAGATATTACCTGGATCGACTGCTACAGCCCTTCTACTGGAGAGTACCGATCATTTTATGTAGATCGACTAAAGGGTCCAGTGTATGCTAAAAAAAGTATTAGAAAGAAGATGAATGTCAACTGAAATAGTTCTAGCAGAACGCTGGGAGAAAATTAATAGAGTTGTTGATGTGTTCTTAAAAGGAACAACTAATCCTGCTGCTATTGCTAAAACTACTGGATTTAAAAGAACGGAAGTTCAAGAGTATTTAAATGAGTGGCGTTCAGTCATTCAAAGTGATAGACAGGTTCAGATGCGTGCTAGAGAGGCTTTAGCAGGAGCCGACAGACACTACTCTATGCTTATTGAAGAGGGTTGGGATGTAATTAATCAGGCGGGTCTGACTTCAGACCTTGCTAAAAAAACAGCGGGAATCAAGATCGTAGCAGACATTCAGCAAAAGCAAATTGATATGTTGCAAAAAGCAGGACTAATTGAAGATAGCGAGATTGCTCAACAGATCATTGAAACAGAGCGTAAGCAAGAAGTTCTTGTTAAAATTCTTAAAGAAGTGGTGGCGGACTGTGATCATTGTAAGCGTGATGTTGCAAAAAGACTTGAAGAAGTAACTGGGAAGGCAGAAGGATTCTAGTGTTTGATGATTTTTTATCCGCGCTAGAAGAGGATGAGTTTGATGAACATCCAGTAGCAATTGAAGAATTTGTTACAAATGAACAATATCTACACCTACCTCCATTATCTTCCTATCAATATCATTCTATTAAAGCAATGACTCAAATCTATAAAAAAGAAACTCTCATTAAATTATATGGTGAAGAAGAAGGTGTTAAGAGATACCGACAAACTTGTAATGAAGTTATCCTGCAATTAGGAAAGGGTTCTGGAAAAGATTACCTTTCTACTATTTCTGTTACCTATCTTGTATATTTATTACTATGCCTTAAAGATCCCGCCAAGTATTTTGGTAAACCTCCAGGTGATGCAATTGATATTATTAATATTGCTATTAACTCAGAGCAGGCAAAAAATGTTTTCTTCAAGGGTTTCCGTAAAAGAATTGAGGACTCTCCTTGGTTTACTGGAAAGTTTAGTATTACCGCCCAAAGCGTAACATTTGATAAATCTATTACTTGTCACTCAGGGCATTCAGAGAGAGAGTCTTGGGAGGGATATAATGTTATCTGTGTGATCCTTGATGAGATTTCTGGGTTTAGTACAGTATCTACCAGTGGAAATGAACAGTCAAAGACTGGTCAGGCGATCTATGACATGTATAGGGCCTCTGTAGATTCCCGATTCCCTGACTTTGGAAAGGTCGTGTTATTATCTTTTCCACGATATAAAAATGATTTTATTCAACAACGATATGATGCAGTTGTGGCGGACAAAGAAGTTATCATTAAGTCATATACCTTTAAACTAGATGATGAACTAGACGATGTGAAAGAAAATGAATTCTCTATTGAGTGGGAAGAAGATCAAATTAATGCATACAAATATCCAAAAGTTTTTGCATTAAAAAGACCAACTTGGGACATTAATCCTACCCGATCGATCAACGATTTTAAGATTGCATTCTATAATAATCCAGTAGATGCTTTAGGTAGATTTGCCTGTATGCCACCAGACGCTGTTGATGCATTCTTTAAATCAAAAGAAAAGATTATGACATGCTTTAATCAACCAATGAATGGCGTGGACGATGATGGAAGGTTTAAAGACTGGTTCCTTCCACAAGAGGGTAAAGAATACTACATACATGTTGACCTAGCCCAAAAACATGACCATTGTGCAGTATCTATGGCGCACGTTGACAGATGGGTGCATATTAAAAGTTTTATGCAGCATAATGTAGTTAGCCCAGTAGTAGTTGTTGATTGTGTGAGATGGTGGACTCCAACGTCAGATAAATCTGTAGACTTTTCTGAAGTAAAACAATTCATTGTTGACCTAAGATCAAGAGGGTTTAATATTAGAAAAGTAACATTTGATAGATGGAACTCTCACGACATTATGACAGAATTAAAAATGATTGGTATTGACGCAGAGACTCTTTCCGTAGCCAAAAAACACTATGACGATATGGCTATGTTAGTTGGAGAAGAAAGAATTATTGGGCCAAGCATTAAACTTCTTACAGATGAATTACTTCAATTAAGAATTTTAAGGGATAAAGTAGACCACCCCAGAAAGGGAAGTAAAGACCTCTCTGACGCAGTATGCGGAGCAATATATAACGCAATATCAAATACTAGAAAGCAGTCAGAAGAAGCAGAGATTGAAGTTCATACATATAAACAATTTATTAGAGACCAGCAGCGGGAGGAAGCAGAAAAAAATGTTATTCGACCCCCAGCACAAAACTCTAATATCGATGACTACATAAATAGCATTGGAATGATTTAAATGGATATGAATGAAGAACTCATAGAAATTTTTCTAGAAAAAGGGTACATTGAAGTAGTAGGATATAATCCTGTAGGAGATCCAGTATATAAAATTACTAAAAAGTTTTATGAAGAACAAAAAGAACTCTTAGCCGATATGAAAAAAATGGATTCAGACATTTTAAATTCTATATGGTTTAAGGGATACATAGATTTAAAGATGGATGAGGAAGGAAATGCTTTTGTTTATCTAACAGATAAATCAGAAGTCTGGGTTGACTCAGAAGATTTAACAGAAGATGAAAAATCAATGATGTATCTTATCTACAGCACAGGAGCATATTATGGTGGAGAGTGGACAGAACTCTAGGAACGTTATCGACTATTACAAGGAGTGGGAGAATGATCAAATTAAAGCAGATCTTGATACCCGCCGACTTCCATTTGTTGTAGGGTTTGAGAATATTTCTGGTGATTTTAATAAAGCATCTGGAATTCGCAACAGTAACGCTTTTCTAGCAAAAGAGTCATGGATCATTGGTAATAAAAGATGGGATCGCCGTGGTGCAGTAGGTACTCAAAACTATGTTCATCTTAAATATGCTCCATCACTAGATCATATTTATCTTAATGAGCCTCATATTAGAGATATGCGGTGGGTAGCAGTGGATAATGTACCTGGGGCTATTCCAGTCACTCAATACGAGTGGAGGCCAGACACCTTCATGATCTTTGGTGAAGAGGCGAGGGGCGTTAGCCCCATGGGTCTTGGAATGGCAGACGATGTTGTGATGATCCCACAACTTGGAAGTGTTCGTAGTCTAAATGTTAGTGTCGCAAGTGGAATTATGATGTATGATTACGCGACAAAACTTGGAATGCTATAATTGGTCATGGAATGTAAATTTTGTGGTAGCCCCGCAGAATGGCGGGGAGAAAGAGATAACTTCAAAACAGAAGTTTGCCATAAACACTTCCATGCATATTATATTAGTTTTTGGATGTGGAGAAAAATAAATGGCTGAAACGTACACACCCACTGATGCTATGTCATCAAATGCGAAACGAGCATTGAAGTGGAAAGAAGAAGGCAAGGCTAAAGGCGCAGGAACATCTGTTGGATGGACACGGGCGGGACAACTGGCAAGAAAGGAATCCCTTTCATTAGACACAGTTAAGAGAATGTACTCTTATTTCTCTAGACATGAAGTAGATAAGCAGGGAAAGGGATTCTCTCCTGGTGAAGAAGGCTATCCATCAAATGGAAAGATCATGTGGGATGCCTGGGGCGGTGACGCAGGATATTCCTGGTCAAGAGCAATCGTTAATAGAATGAAGAAGATGTGGGAAGGCACCCCGTTTGATATAACTAAATAGACTCCGATGTGCCAGCAATGCCGAGTTACGCGGTTGATACCAGCATGAAGTTAGTCAAACGTGCAGAAAACCTTGGGATGGTGTAGTTACCCGTTGGCACATCGGTTATGGAGAATGGTGTAATGGCAGCACAAATGTCTTTGGAACATTTAGTTTAGGTTCGACCCCTGATTCTCCAGCGTTTTAAGCAGTGGCATGTGGCGCAACGGCAGCGCAATCGGCTGTTAACCGATAGGTTGTAGGTTCGAATCCTACCATGCCAGCGTGGAAATGCATAGCGATGATGAATGCCAAAAATATTGGCGAGATAGATTCTCAGATCAAATAGAAGAATGTATCGAAACTCCTTTTGCAGAAGATTATTCTTCAGAAGCAGAGTGGTTTAGACAGGGGTTAAGATATGCAATGATGATTATTCGATGGGACTATGATGAGTGAGGCTGGTCACAAAAAGCCTTTTAAATTTGACCTCTTAGAGTTACCCTGATAAGATTAAAGTATCAACCCACAAGGAGGATATTATGAGAGCGTTTGCACATTTTTTCTCAGAAGTATTTAGAACAGATGCCACAAGCAACTATAAACTTCAGAGTGAATGGGACAGAGCAAGAAGCGAGGCTTCACGATTTGGCCCGTCCCATGTTGCAGAGATTGATGCAATCTTTGCCCGTCAAGCATAATCATTGACACCCAGCCCACGACTACTGTATTATTAGTGTCGTGGGCAAGTCATTTATAGAAAAGGATTAATATGAAGAAGATTATTGTAGCCGCCACTATTTCTATGGTGGCACTAGTTGGATGTACGTCACAGTCGGAACCAACTCCAACTGTAACTATTACAGAGCAGGCTCCTGCACCACTTAATACAGATGATGGTGTTGTTACTAACTCACAGAAGTTTGTTGATTTTATTAGGGACAATGGTGGTATCTATGGTCAGATTGCCGAAGAGTCTGATATTTTTAGTTTAGGGCAAACTATTTGTGAAGGTTTTGCTGGAGGTTTGTCAGAGGATGAAATTACTTATGTTCTGGCACAGGCTCTTGTAAATAATGATATGGACAATGATGATGGCGCAAAGTTTGGGGCGGCTCTAATTGTTGGGGCTAAAAATTATCTCTGTGAGTCATCAACTTTCTAATGAAATACTTTACTTTTTACTGTTTAGTAAAAACTGATAACGGCTATGCATTAAAGCCACATATTAATATGTACAATAACATGCTAGAAATAATTAATTGGTAATTATTTTTATGCTGTAGAATAAATAGATGTTGCCGCCCAAGGAGGTCAATATGACGACAAAAAACCAAATTGGTTTGGCAGTAGATTGGATTGCCGCTGCAGTTTTGGCAATTACTTTTATTGCTGCACCAAGCATGGCGTATGCTAAGTCTGCGCCCTTGGCGGAAGGTATAGGAAACTTTGCCACCGCTGACGCATTAGAAAGAAAGGCAGTAACAGATAGAAACTGGTCGCTGCCGTCTAAATGTAATGATAAGCAGGCAAAGATTCTGTTTAAAGCAGGTTTTAATAGACCTGGGATGCTTAGAGGAGCCTGGGCAATTACCTGGCGTGAATCAAAGCATCAGGCACTTGATGAGTCAAGTTTATGGTATTCAGGTGCCCTGGGTACTTGGCAAATTCAAACGAGTGCTTGGTCAGGAAGATCCTGGTGGTCTAGAGATAATATGCTAGACAAGAAAAAACAATCAGAAATTGTTAGAAAGCACTTTTTGAATGATGGAATGCATAATTGGGGATACGGTTATTCGTTTAAGAATGATTCATGGTACGAGAATGCAGGAATGTATTACTCCCTATGGGGATCTAGCCTGACTTATTCATGGGTTATTGCACCCTTTAATACTGGATGGTCGCTGTTTCCTGGTAAATGCACTCCAAAAAAGGTATAATTTATAGATAGTCGGTGTGGCGGGGGAAACACAATAAAATGTGCGGCAACACCCCCGCCACATCACAACTAATGGAGAATGATGAGAATAGGATTACTATCTACTGACTGGGGAGATCATTTAGAAGGTCAGCCTGGAGGTTGTACTAATGTCAGAATGATGATTCCAGGGCTACACCTAAATAAAATAGGTCATGAAGTTATGGTAGGTGAAATTGGCTGGAAAGATGGAGAAGGTTTTGTCGCAGTAAAACCTATCGAACGGTTAAAAGCAAAGCATAGATCAGTAATCAAAGAATACTCATGGGCTTTTGATAAACTAGATGTAGTAGTTCTAAAACTTTTTATGCATAAAGATGCAGTTAAGTATATTGAACTTGCTAAGTCGTATGGTCAAACTGTAATTATTGACACAGACGATCACTTTGAGAAACTTCCAGAGGATAATTTAGCATTTATTACTACCGATCCTATTAGAAATCCAGATAATAATAGAGAGCATCTAATATCAACATATTCAGTTGCAGACGGAATTATTGCTAGCACTAAATTCTTAGAGCAAAGAATGCTTCAGTATAACGATACAGTATATAGAGTAAAAAACTCTTTAGACCCACAAACTTTTATTTATAGATTAGATACTGCTGGATTTAAGCCTACTATTGGTTGGGTAGGCATTATGATGTGGCGAGTAGATGATTTAAAGCATGTCTCTGGACCCATTAAAACCACTATTGAAAAGTATGGTTTAAATTTTCATCATACGGGTATTATGCTAGATAGACCAAAATGGATCGCGGAAGCCCTCAATATCGACCCTGAAAGAGTCACTGGGTTCACTGGCTCAAGGCCAGAGTATTATGCTAATGTTTTTATGCCAATAGATATTGGCATAGTACCGTTGAATCCGAATCAGTTTAATGAGGCTAAGAGTAATCTAAAAGGTCTTGAATATGCTCTATCTGGCATACCCTTTGTTGCATCAGATACCCAAGAGTATAGAGACTTAGCAGATATGGGGGTTGGAAGAATTGCTAAGTCAAATAAAGATTGGCTTAAACATCTAAAGCAGTTGCTTGATCCAGAAGTTAGAGAAGAGGAAAGGCAGAACAACTTTAAAATTGCCACACAGAACTTTAATATTTTTACAGTCAAATATCAGTGGTCTGAGGCAATAGAACTTATTCATATGAAAGCACAAGCCGAAAAAAATAAGAAAATTTCTCTTCTTAAGGTATAATAGATTTAATAAATGCTTGGGAGGCTGATTTATGCCGTATGATATTAGGCAAAACTATCGTGGTAAATCTGGATATTCTGTTGTAAGTCCAAGTGGGCGAGTGCATGGCACACACCCTTCTCGTAATGCTGCTATTCAGCAGCAACGTGCCCTGTATGCAGCAGAAGCACAGTCTAAAAAAATGACTAAAATGGAAGATTTATACGAGCAGTTGTCTGAACCAGAAAAAGAGTTCCATGACTCTTTAGTTGCTTTAGCAGAAAAGTATGGGTCTCTAGATGACGAAAGTACAGGCATTTGGATTGGATATGAACCTCCAGCCCAAAATAAAGATGCATCCATTGGGGTTATGTGTGGCAACTGCTCTTTACATTTTGAAAAAGAGGATGGCGGTCTTGGATGTAAGATACTTTCTTATGAAATTCAAGAGATGGGTAAATGTAGATTGGCAGCCATTCCACCAGGATATGTAAATGTAGATAAAAATCTTTGGGGCGGCAGATTTATATGAAATTTGTATCTCCAATAAATCCAGCAGATCTAACAAATGATCCTATCATTAATAATGAAGGAGATATTTATTTTAATTCTTCTAGTTCAACGTTAAGGCTACACTCACAGGGTGTTTGGGTCACTCTATTAGATGAGAATAATCATTTAACTCATACTGGAAATATAAGTAAATTAGTTGGAGATAATTCCACAGTATCTTTTTCTGCTACTTTAGATGAAAGTTTTGATAACTCTACAGTTTATGCAAAGTCTGCCTCCCCGTCTGAGTTTATTATTGGATACCATAAAAACTATCCATATAGACTAGGAACTCAAATTAGAATAGTAAGGGCAGGGAATGGTAGCATTACCATAGAGCCACAGACAGCATCAGTAGTAATTCACACTCCTTCACTAAGTTACTTGACATTTATAGGCGATTCAATTAATATTATTAACATAGATGAAGACGAGTGGATTATAGATGGTCCCTTTAGAGATATTTATTAAGGAATAAAATGAAAATTCTTGTTTACGGAAATACAAAGTTTTCCGATTATGATACTTTTACCCGAGCAGTGGTAGTTGCCATTGACCAAAATGTTTCTAATCAAGATAATAAATTAGAGATTTATACTGCGGGTCCATATAAAATTAATCAATTCGCTGCTGAATTCGTTAATAAGACTGAAGGATTCTTTAAGCAAAAAGGAATCAAGTCCAGGTTCTACCGAGTTTTAAAGAATGATGTTGCAGAAAACTTTGACAAGTATGATCTAGATAGTGTAGTATATTTATCAACGAAGAGTGATCGTTCAGAAATTTTTGATGTAGTAATTTCTGAGGCAGAGAATAATAATATTCCTGTAAGTATCTATAAGGTATAGGAGAATCATGAGGATTATCAAAGGAGCAGGTCGCCGTATCTAAGCGCGACCAAGCATATCTTTCCGTAGCGTCTTATCTAGCATCACAGTCACAGTGTAGAATGAAGCATGGATCTGTTATTGTAAAGGGTGGAAGAGTTATTTCTACTGGAGTGAATAAGGAACGAAGTCATCCAAGAATTGTTTCTAGCGAGCATATCAAGGATCACTGTTCAGTTCATGCTGAGATTGATGCTATCAAAAAGGCTAGAGATGTAAATGGTGCGACTATTTATATTGCTAGGGTAAATAAAAGAGGAGAGGCTAGGGATAGCCGCCCATGCAAGAGATGTTTTGAAGTTATTAAAAGCAATGGAATCAAAAAAGTTATCTATACAATGAGTGAGGAATAATGTCACAGACATTTGTAAATTACGAAGCCGCGCATGAGTTAGTAGATTCACACAAGAATCTATTCTGGGACGGTTGGGTTATTGTAGACTGGAAGCCACTTAAGGACGGCTTCTATAAGAAAAATGGCATGTTCCGTCATGGAACTTGGGGAGTTGCCAAGAGATACTTCCCAGGTAGTAATGGATGGAAAGTGCCAAGTAAATATGTGGGTAACTGAAGCATTATGTGCAGGCACAGACACTGAGGACTATTTTGATAAATATGAGTTGGATCAAGGTCTAGCAAAAGAAATAGATAGACGGTGTATGTCTTGTCCAGTAATTAAAGAATGCTTTGACTATGGGGTTCAAACGGAATCCTTTGGTGTTTGGGGCGGCGTATTCCTAAATGATGGTAAACTAGACAATGTAAGAAATTCACATAAGACCCAAGATGTTTGGGCTAGAATACTTGGTCTGGTATCTGAAGGAGAAGACATTGAAATATGACCCACTAGTCTTTAAAATTCTTAAAGAAAATAAACCTCCGTATAATGTCATTATTGATATTGTAGAAATGCCAAATTTTCTTGCCTTAAGAGTTTATGAGAATGAAATCATGGCTCTATCAAACGAAAAACAAATGATTGTTATGGAACATCTCTTCAAGTTGCGGGGGATAGTAGAACAATTTGGATATGTTTGTGACTTTCAGGGGGTTCCTGGCGATCCGCCAAGGAGTGTCTAATGGGACTAATTTGGATAGAATCAGAAGCATGTTGGGGAGAAGTAGTACAAAAACATGCCCTTTATTCAAAAGTAAAATTTTTTAAAGACGGTCATTACCATGAAGAAATTATAGAAAATGATGACCTTACTGAATTAAGAGAACTTGGGATTGATTATGAATCTGACTGAAGCCTTGGGTTCCATGGTGTTCTTATTTAAAAAAAGATCTATAGAAGAAATAAAGCAACCACAGGAATATTACTGCTCTAATATTGACTGCACAAATGAGATTGCAGACTTTAATCAGTTGTGCCCCCTGCTGACTGAAGAGGCATATAATAATCTTGCAGACTTCTACTGCATAGACTGCATTATTGAGGAGAAAACAAATGTATGATCTTTCAGCCTATGTACACGTTCCAGTTTGTGAACTAGCGGTAAAAGAGGAAGAATCTTTTAATACTTTTAAGAGAGATAGTTATTTTACAACTATTTTAGAGCATACGTTAGAAGAGTTTTCTAAACAATTCCTGTCACGGGCTCTTAGTGAATACGCAGATAAAATTAATCTTATTAATTGGGAAAAGGTGGCGGAGAATGATTTAATAGGATCTCCAGTATTAACAGAATATCCAGAAATTCCTGGTGATAATAAATTATTTTCACCGTCAACCATTGCTTATGTCTTTAAAGCACTAGATATTTTACAACATATGAAGGACAGTTCTTTAAATAATATAAATATTTTAGAGATCGGTGCTGGCTATGGCGGTCAATGTAAGATGATTCTAGACTTTGCCCCGCTATTTGATATCAGTATCAAGTCATATATTCTAGTAGATCTTTACTGGCCTAACGAATTACAGAAAAAATATTTAGACTCTCTAGGGTATACCAAAAATATTAAATATATTTCATATGAAAAACTTTCTGACAACCAAGAAGTGCTTCCAGAATTTAATTATTTAATTAGTGTATACGCATTAGGCGAATTTATGCCAGATGTTCAGCAGTTTTATATTGACAAAATGATTAATTTTCCATATCATTATTTAGTATGGAACACTCCAAATATACATGAATCATTCCTTTTATCAGACATAGAAGAGGAGCGTCCAAGAACTGGGCCATATAATGTGGTTATTAAAAGTAAGGTTAAAATATGAAGACAGCATTGATTACTGGCATTACTGGTCAGGACGGATCATACCTTGCAGAGTTGCTGCTAGAAAAAGATTATGTTGTTCATGGAATTAAAAGAAGGTCATCATCTATCAATACACATAGAGTAGATCACCTTTACGACCATCCAAACTTTAAACTACATTATGGAGATCTTACAGATTCTCTATCTACTGTGAAATTAATTGGTGAGATTCAGCCAGACGAAATTTATAATCTTGGCGCTCAAAGTCATGTCCAGGTGTCGTTTGAAACACCAGAGTCTACTGCTAATTCCGATGCCCTAGGTACACTTAGGATGCTTGAAGGAATTAGAATGAACTACTTAGATCCAGTTACAAAGTTTTATCAGGCGGCTACGTCAGAATTATATGGATTAGTGCAAGAGGTCCCACAGTCTGAAACTACCCCCTTCTACCCTAGATCTCCATATGGAGTAGCAAAACTTTATGCTTATTGGATTACTAAGAATTATCGTGAAGCCTATGATATGTTTGCTTGTAATGGAATTTTGTTTAACCATGAGTCGCCACGCAGAGGCGAGACATTTGTTACCAGAAAGATCGTCTTAGGTCTAAGAGATATTCAGTCGGGTAAGGCAGATGTTCTTAGACTAGGCAACCTAAATGCATTAAGAGACTGGGGCCATGCCAAAGATTTTGTTAGGGCGATGTGGCTAATGATGCAACAAGATTCGCCCGACGACTATGTTATTGCTACAGGTGAAGAGTACACAGTCAAGGACTTTGTTGAAAGGTGTGCCCCCTACTTTGGTATGTCTATTGAGTGGCAGGGTGAAGGATTTAATGAAATAGGAATCGACTCTAAAACTGGTAGAACCGTAGTAGTTGTAGACAAAAAATATATTCGTCCAGCAGAAGTAGATCGACTTCTTGGGGATGCTTCTAAAGCACAGAAAGAATTGGGCTGGAGCCCAGAGTACACCTTTGACGATCTAGTAAAGGATATGTGCATTAATGGACTATAACTCATCTATTTATGTAGCAGGTCATAATGGTTTAGTAGGATCTTCTTTAGTTAGAAGATTAAAAATGGTTGGCTATCATAATATTATTACAGCAGATCGTTCTAGATTAGATTTGCGTAACCAAATGAGTGTAAAAAGATTCTTTGCTGTTCAAAAACCAGAGTATGTTTTTTTAGCAGCCGCAAAAGTTGGAGGAATTACATATAATCAAAGTTCTCCAGCGGACTTTATTTATGATAATCTTGCTATACAGAATAACGTTATCCATTCTTCATATGAAAATAAAGTAAAGAAACTTATGTTCCTTGGCTCCGCGTGTATATATCCTAAAGTTACCCCACAGCCAATAAAAGAAGAATACCTATTGACAGCACCATTAGAAGAAACAAATGAAGGCTATGCATTAGCAAAAATTGCAGGGCTAAAAATGTGTCAAAGGTACAAAGAGCAATATGGTTTTAACGCTATTTCAGCCATGCCAGCAAACTTATATGGAATCAATGATAATTTTAATATAAATCAGTGCCATGTTATACCAGCCATGATCTATAAATTTCATGAGGCGCTGTTAAATAATTCAAAGCAAGTTACTTTGTTTGGGGACGGTAGTCCCACCAGGGAATTCCTACATGTAGATGATCTTTCAGATGCATTAATATTCCTTATGAATAATTATGAAGATTCTTCTCATATTAATATTGGCTCTGGAAAAGAATACTCTATTAAAGAACTGGCAGATATTATTTCTCGCACAGTTGGATGGAACGGTAATATTATTTGGGACAAAGATAAGCCAAATGGTACTCCACGAAGAAAACTTGATATATCTAAGTTAAATCATTTAGGGTGGTCTTCATCGATAGATTTAGAAAATGGGATAAACGATACATACGGATGGTTCTTAGAAAATAATGACTATTCATAAGAACATTCCAGTCTACGCTCCATCCATTACTGAACTAGAGAAAAAATATGTTAATGAATGTTTAGAGTCTTCCTGGATATCCTCTCGCGGCCCGAATGTTGATATGTTTGAACAATTATTTACAGAAAAAATTGGTGTGGAGTATGGAACAACAGTTTCAAATGGTACTGTTGCTTTACATTTAGCACTATTAAGTTTAGGCATTGGTCCAGGAGATGAAGTAATTGTTCCAACGTTAACCTATATCGCTCCAGTAAATGCTATAAAGTATGTCGGAGCCACACCAGTATTTGTAGATTCCTTGTATGATTCATGGCAGATGAACCCAGAAGATATTACTAGAAAGATTACTGATAGAACAAAGGCTATTCTTGCTGTTCATTTATATGGTCATCCATGCGACTTAGATTTAATTAATAAAATTTGTAAAGATAATAATCTATTTCTTGTAGAGGATTGTGCAGAAGCATTTGGGACTATGTTTAGAAATAAACATGTTGGCACCTTTGGGGACATAGCGACATTTAGTTTTTTTGGAAACAAGACAATAACCACTGGTGAAGGCGGCATGGTGGTTTCAAACAATAAGGATTTAATAGACATTTGCTTTCATTTAAAGGGGCAGGGCTTGGCGGAAGGAAAACAATACTGGCACGATGCCATAGGGTATAACTACCGTTTGACCAATGTTGCATGTGCTATTGGTATCGCCCAACTACAAAGATCTGATTATTTAATTAACAGGAAGTTAGAAATAGCATCTTTATACAGAGAAGGTTTCTATAATACTGGTTATGAATTTCATAGTGAGGCTCCTAATACTAGACACAGTTATTGGATGTGTAGTATATTGGGATCAGAATATAAAGATCGTGATAATCTAATGAATTATCTAAGTGCAAATAGAATAGAAACTAGGCCAGTATTCTATCCTATTCATACAATGCCTATGTACAATACTCAACAGAGTTTTATGGTTGCAGAAGATATTTCTCGCAGAGGATTAAATCTACCTAGTTATCCAGATTTAAGTGATGATGAAGTTAAATATGTTATAGAGAAAGTGTTGTCCCACTAATGAATTTATTTAATTCTGGATTTTATACAGAAAAAGACTTGGTTGACGCAGGATTTAAAAACATTGGAAATAATATTTTAATTGATAAAAACTGCACAATTATCGGACTACATAATATATCTATTGGGTCTAATGTAAGAATAGATGCGTATACAACTATAACAGCCTCAGAGGGCGGGGATTTAAGCATAGGATCAAATATTCATATCGCAGGATATTGTCTGTTGGCTGCATCAGGTGGTATAATTATGGAAGATTTTTCTGCTATATCTCACGGCACAAAAATATATTCCGCTTCTGATGATTATTCTGGCGGGTATTTAACAAATGCTGTGATCCCAGATAAGTATAAAAATGTTAAACGTGGACTGGTAACATTAAAAAAGCATTCTTTAATAGGATCTAGTTCAGTTTTATTACCAGGAATAGTAGTCGGTGAAGGGACCACTGTAGGAGCCATGTCTTTAGTATCTAAAAATTTAGATGATTGGTCGGTGTATGCAGGAATCCCTGCTAAAAAAATAAAAGACAGGCCAAGAGATTTGTTAGGACTTGAACAAGAATATGTGAGGGAGAGCGGTGTCTGATACCCTTGGATCTTTAATTGATAAATTAAATACCATTGATTTAAAAATGTGGAACAATCAAGAACTCCTCTATGAGATTAGAAGAATGTCATTCGATGAATATAAAGAAAAATACTTTTCAGACACGGCGGGAGCAGAACTATTGTGGGACTCCTTGAAAAAAGCCTGTGATTTAAATGTCCAGAGGAACCAACTAATTGATGAGATAGATGAAAAAATTGTAGAAATTGTTCAAGCATCTATGTCTGGGCTAGATTTAGATAATGGAAAATTTATACAAAGAAAGCATAAAACATACTGATGATTGATAGGATTGTTTTCTTTAATAATTTTCATAATGGTGATGTATTTTTCTCTAAACCATATGTTAAACATCTATCTGAAATTTTAGAATATAACGACTATTCATATGCTCATAATAATGATCATAAAATAGTAAAAGATTTAAATATGAATCATTTTTTAATAGGACATAGATTTCAACAAGATCGCACATTTAGTTATGAAGATAAATTATACATAAATACCTGGATCGGAAACTACTTATCAAATGGTAGAAACTGCAACTGGATTTCATTACATGAAATGTACGAAGAGGTGTACAACTATTTACAGGAACTCTTAGATAAAGAAGTTAAGATATTAGATAGAGAATTTTATCAAACATTTATAGACTTCTCTGTATTTGATGTACCGCTGGACTTTGAGTGTGACTATGAAAATACAATAATGTTTTCCAACGGTCCTGTTTTATCTGGTCAATCTTCAATACTAAATACATCCAATATAGTAAAACTCTTATGCGACAGATTTCCAGATAAAAAAATTATACTTACACACCAGTCAGATATAGAAAATGATAATATCGTATATACAAGAGATATTATTAACACAGCGGGTTCAGATCTTAATGAAATATCTTGGCTTTCTACAAAATGTAAGTATATAATTGGTAGACAGTCAGGTCCATTTAGTTTTATGCAGATTAATGAAAACCTGAATGATAAGAATAAAGTGATGATAAGCATGTCTAACTCAGAGGCAGTAGACTGGTTGTATAATATTAAAGTTCCATGCAAATATATAAACCTTTTAGATCAGGATGAAGATGCTTTGATAGAAAATATTTATCAAGAATTGGTAGGAACATGTTAAAGTATCATATTAAGGGTATGGCTTACGATGAATTCTCTATGACAATATTTTCTCGGATTAATAGATTCCCTAAGAATCTTGTGCCCTGCTTTGAAACAAAAGACTCGGATATTGATTTAATATTATGGCTAGATGACGAGATTCTAACGTGTAATGAATACTCTAAGTATAATTATGCAACCCTAACTGAGTCTGCCGCAATTGTTCCACAGACATATGAAAAATTTGCTAACAATTTTGACTCAATAATTCAGAACTTTAATATGATTTTTACTCACAGTAGAGAATTAGTTAATATGCATGAAAAGATAAAGTGGATACCAGCAACTGCAACCTGGATTCAGGAGCCCCGTGTCCGTGAAAAAAGTAAAAAAATATCTATGATTACTTCTACAAAAAATTGGGCGGTGGGGCACAAAAAAAGAATGGAATTAGCAAGTTCTTTATCTGGCAAGGTAGACTTATATGGTCGTGGAATTAATGAAATAGAGTTTAAAGAGCAGGGTCTAGATGACTATATGTTTTCAATCGCTCATGAAAACGCTAACTATCCTGGGTACTTTACTGAGAAGATTCTAGATTGTTTTTCTACTGGAACGATTCCAGTTTATTGGGGAGACCCCAGTATTGGAGAGGTGTTTAATACGGATGGAATTATTTTATTGGACGGCAAGTTTGATCCAGAAGCACTAACGGAAGATATATACTATTCAAAAATGGATGCGATCAAAGAAAACTGTGAGATAGTAAAAAACAACTTTATGATGGTAGAAGATTATATTTATGATAATTACTTAAAGGATTTAGATGACGATCTATCATAATGAAATTGGAAACCTAGGTAATATAGGAAACCAAATGTTTCAGTACGCTTCCCTACAAGGAATCGCCTATCACAGGGGCCTTGACTGGAAAATTCCGCCAAAGAATAATTTTGGAAAGAATTATTCTTTATTAAAAAGCAATATATATGACTGTTTTTATTTAGATTTAAATATTGATGAACATATTGGAGTTCTTATTGGAGAGACTAGAGCAGAGTCCAAACACGGATTTGACCAGGATCTATTTGAGAACTGTCCAGACGATGTAAATATTTCTGGATACTTACAGTCATATAAATATTTTGATGCCATTAAAAATAAAATTAGAAGAGACTTTACTTTTCTTCCGTCATCGGTAGAGGTTATTCCTCAAAAAAATACTTTGTCTATACATGTACGAAGAACTGACTATTTAAGTTTGTCTCAGTATCACACTAACTTAACTAATGAATATTATTCTGCTGCTCTAGATATTATCGGTGACTTTTCTGAGGCCATAGTCTTCTCAGATGATATTGATTGGTGTAAAACTCTTCCGATATTTGAGGGATTTACTTTTAGTCTGGGCGATTCATATACCGATTTACAGTTAATGTCTAAGTGCGATAAACATATTATTGCAAACTCATCATTTAGTTGGTGGGGCGCGTGGCTATCTGGTAGTGATAATGTTGTTGCTCCAAAAGAATGGTTTGGGCCAGCGCTGCCAGACCACGATACTGATGGATACTATCTTCCTTCCTGGACGGTGATCTAATGTTTACTGACTATTTTGAGCAAGCATTTTGTATTAATTTAGATAGTAGAAAAGATAGATGGAAAGCATCACAGAAACAGTTTAAAAAAATAGGGTTAAAGGTAGAGCGTATTCCTGCTGTCAATGGTTTTGAAGAACCTCCAGCAAGTATTCGTCCAGGAGAAGTAGGGTGTCTTAAATCACACCTTAAAGTATTTCAAATTGCCAAAGAGAGAGGGCTAAAGTCTTTTCTAATGCTAGAAGATGATGTTGAATTTTCTGATACGTTTCATGAAAGATTCAATATCATAGAGCCACAAATAAAGCCATTTGAAATGCTATATTTTGGATCTAACCCACATAGTGGTGAGCGGCATGAAGTTTCCCCAAACATAAATAGAATTACATATACTTTTTCAGCCCACTGTGTTATCTTTAACGAGCCCTGCTTTGATGATATTATCAGGGAACTAATGGGGCCATTATTATCTCCAGTAGACGTTGTATATGGTAGGCAACAGGTTGTTCATACAGCATACTCAATAAAGCCTGCTCTTGCATGGCAGAGAAAAGATTTTTCTGATATTAATCAAGAAATCGTTGACTATCAGTTTTTGAGAGGATAGAATAAAGCGTGCCTAAATTTACTATTATTGCTACTGACGCAGAAAATCATGTCCCTAGAGATAGACTGAAAGAAGGCATTGATTCTTTAGTTAATCAAACATTCAAAGACTTTGAACTTCTTATTATTCATGATGGACCTAGAGAAGGATCGTATGACGACGAACTTGATGAAGTGCCAGAGAACACAGGGTTTATTCAGACAGAGAAACACTATGGAATCTACGGACTAGATGAATTCTATGCTGGATATGGGTGGGGCCACCATTCAAGAGATCTTGGCATTAAAAAATCGGCAGGAGATTATATTATTCATTTTAATATCGATAATATACTTTATCCACATGCGTTACAGACAATATCAGATAAAATAGATAAGACTAAGGCTGATGTTGTCATATATGCATGTACACATGAAAAGTTTGGAGTTAAATATTTCTCTGGAATACCGCCAGTAATGGGCAAGGTTGACTTGCTCCAAGGAGTTGTAAGTAAAAATGCTTGGGAGTCTATTGGTGGGTGGTATAGGTATGATCACTCTGCCGATGGATACTTACTAGAAGAAATAGTGGCGAGGTATGGATATGTTCATATCCCAGAAATATTAGGAGAAAATAGATAATGCCAGTGTATGAGGACATTAAAGTTGCATTAGAGTATCAAAAAGAGAACGGCGACAACAGTAATCTTATCCCCGATGATGTTCCAATTATTATTCCAACATTTAATACCCCTACATATTTACAGTCTATGATAGATCAATTAGAAGATAGGGGATGGACAAACATTATCGTATTTGATAATGCTTCAACGTACCCACCTATGCTAGATTTATTAAATAAACTATCTAATAAATATCATGTAGTTCTTTCTAAGAAAAATCTTGGGCCGAGAATAATTACTGAGAGTAAAGATATTTGTTCAAGTATGCCAAAGTATTTTACTGTTACCGATCCAGATCTATTATTTAACCCTTCTATGCCATCGAATCCATTTAATAAAATGAAAAGAATTCTTGATACATATGGCGCATCTAAGGTTGGCCTTGCTATAGAAATTGATGACCCAGAGGAAAGAAATAGATTCTTTAATGCAGATCAGGTTGATCAATGGGAAAGAAATTACTGGTCACGCAAGATAGACAGGCTCCCAGAAATTGATGATCTTTACGCCGCCCCAATTGATACGACATTTTGTTTATATAATCGTGATCAATTTCTATCGGAGATTGATAATGTTTTTGGTAAGATGACTTGCAATACAAGTGCAATTAGAGTTGCTGGAAGGTTTACCTGCCGTCATATGGGTTGGTGGGCAGAACAACCGTTAACAGATGAGGAACATAATTTCTATAAGAGTACCCATACTTGGTCGTCTACTGAAAATGAGAAGAAAAGGTTAGGATATAAATGACTACTGTACTTTTGACAGGTGCTAGCGGTTTCGTTGGCAGCCATGTGTTACGACACATTCTTGCTAACACAGACTGGAATGTTGTATGCTTGGTATCTTTTAGGCATCGTGGTATTACTGATAGAATCCGAATGGCGGTGGCAGGGTATGACGATGACTTTAAACGTACTAAGGTTATTAAACATGATTTAACTGCACCTATCTCTCCTGTTCTATCTCATGAGATTGGTAAGATTGACTATGTTCTTAATGTTGCCAGTGATTCGCATGTTGATAGATCTATTGAGGAGCCTGTCCCGTTCATTGAGAATAATGTTTCTCTAGTTTGTAATATGCTAGAGTGGGCACGATTCTCAGACATTGAGAAGTTTGTCCATGTATCTACAGATGAGGTGTATGGACCAGCCCCAGTTGGTCATGCCCACCGTGAATGGATGGACCAGTACTTCCCCAGTAATCCATACTCAGCATCCAAGGCAGCACAGGAGTCTATTGCTTATTCATATTGGAGGACATATGGTGTCCCCCTAATTATTACTAATACTATGAACATCATTGGTGAAATGCAGGACCCAGAGAAGTTTATTCCTATGATTATGAAAAAGGTTATTGCTGGAGAAACAGTAACTATTCACGCCGCACCGACAGGTGAGATTGGAAGTAGGTTCTATCTACATGCTAGGAACCAGGCTGATGCCCTCCTACATGCCCTGACACAGCCTACGCCAGCATATGGCGAGACTCAGGCCCCTCAGAAATTTCATGTGGTCGGTGAGCGTGAGGTAGATAATTTAGAGATGGCAGAACTTGTAGCATCGTATGTGGGAAAGCCTCTCAACTATGAACTTGTGGATTTTCACTCATCTAGGCCAGGGCATGACTTGCGTTACGCTCTGGACGGTGGTAAAATTGCTAATACAGGGTGGAAGGCACCCCTATCACTAGAACAATCACTAGAAAGAACGGTACAATGGACTCTGGACCATCCAGAGTGGCTAACGCTATGAACTATAATTACGACTACGATGAAGAAGAAGATTTAGACGAAGAAGTTGAGCGTCTAATGAAACAGAAAAGACAAGTCCAGAACAAAAGATCTCGTTAATCTGGAGGTAAAATGAAGGCTTGGATTCCCATGTTTGATTGGGCCAACGGGGATGAAATTAATCCCTGGGAATGGCTATGGGATGATGAAGACAGAACTACCCGACTGACCCGCCGACGCACTATTTCTATACGAAAGAAGTGACTAATGCTTGATGCGCGAGGTTTGCCTAGTCCAGAATGCCCTAATTGTGGCAGTTGGCTGCTAAAAGTATGCCTTACATTCGATGAAGAATATAACATTTCTCAGTACCTACTTGACGGAGAGTGTGCCATGTGCGGTACACTCATTACCATACCAACGCCAATAGATCATCCAGACTATGAGGAGATGCTGTGAAGACGGCAGTTATATTTGATATGGACGGGACGCTAGCAGATGTGTCCTCCATTCGTCATCATCTAACTAAATATGATGAAACAAAACGCAGGATTGTAAAACATTTTCACAGGTTCCATGCTGAGTCTGTGAGTGTTCCTCCTCATGATCATGTTGTGAGCGCCGCTCAGATGGCTCACATGCTTGGTCATTCTGTTTTAGTAGTGACTGCCCGTAAGCATATGTGGAGGCATCATACTGCCTGGTGGCTGGCTATGCATGATGTTCCAAGTGATGTTCTTATGATGCGCGGAGATGAAGATAATCGTAAAGACTATGAGGTCAAGAAAGATATGCTTGACACCCTCCGCAAGGCATACGATATAATTCATGCATGGGATGACAACCCCAGCATTATCAAACTATGGCAAGAAAATAATATTCCAACTACAGCAGTTCCAGGATGGGAGTAACAATGGACGGAATCGATGACTATTTTAAGATGAAGTTTCAGGATAAGTACAATGACTACCAGTTCTGAATACGAGAAGAAGGCTATGCACTTTGCCGAAATTGGAATGTATGCTGCCGCACAGGTGTTTGCTACACTAGCACTAGCGGCAGCAACTAAAGAAAGTAATTCATGAGGCACGATCCGTTATGTTCACATAGCCGACAGTTTAGATGGTTTCAGAGAATTGATGATTGTCAATGCGAATTGATTTTAAAAGTCAGAGAAGATGAAAGAGCGATCCTACAGTTTGATTTAATGGCAGATAAATATCATGCTTGGGAAGAGGCTTTTGAACAAGGATATAAAATGGGAAAAGAATCGGGAATGGATTAATGACTCATGAGCCATCATGTCCATGTAATAATGCAGACGAGCGTGGATGTTTTCTTATAGGCATGGACAATTGCTGCGTAGCATGTACATGCAATCCTAAAGTTCAGATTTTATTTGAGGATGAATAATGAATCGGCCTAAGGTTACTCTAAAAAAACGACCTGGCAAAACAGAAGTATTTGATATTCTGTGGGAAGAAAACGGGGTTGAGAAGAATGTCGGTGCTGGAGATTATATTGATTCAGCCATCTGGTTCTACATGAGAGAAAAAGATCTTGACATATGGATTGATGATGGAGATAATTTAACTCAAATAAGAGGAGATTGGTAATGCAAGTATTTCTACCAGAACAATCATACAAGGCTTGCGCTAAAGTGCTTGATCAAAAACGCTTAGTTAAACAACTTCTAGAGGGGAGGCAGATCCTATCCGCTCTTGCTGGTGAAACTAAGGGATGGGTAAATCATCCTGCTACACGAATGTTTGCTGGCGCGGAAGATGAACTAGTTAGATACCTCTATGCTATTAAAAATGAGATGGAGCAGCGGAAGTACAAGTGGGAAAACAACTGGGCAATTATTATTGACACCTTTAATAGAAACTTCCGTAATGATGAGTTTAAAGATCCAGATTATCTTAAGACTGGGCATCCAGAAAATCATAGACTAATCACTACCCATCGTGGTAGACTATATGAAAAAGCACCAGAATTGTATCCGCAGTATGAGTGGGAATCTAAAACGTACCGAGATCTAGTATGCTGTGACAAATGCAATTACTACTGGCCTACACATCCTAAGAAGGAGAAAAATTGTCTAATAACATCAGAGTCACTACCTCCACTGTTTCTAGCCAAGAGCGCGTAGATCCTAGCAATATTCAGCATACTGCAGTATATACATCTAGTAACATATCAAGTCCATCAACTTTAGATAAGCCATGGATGGCCTATTATGTTACTGCCGACGAATTTTTTGATATCCTGCGTCTTGCATATGACGATACATACGGCGGCGGTACAGATACACCCTGGCATCCAGCAGATATGTATGTTAATGTCTCTACGACTCTTGAGATTGTTACGAATACTCTTGCTAACATGGCTAACCTTAAAGCAAAGCGTCCTATTAAGAGCATCAAGGAAACCTAATGCCAGGTTTAACATATGTTGCAGAAGCCTTAATGAAGTCGTGGTTTCCTAAAAGATATAATGATCCAGAATGGATTAATTCAGACGACGGAAAAAACTGGGCTGAGATTGCTATGCTGGACGCAGAAGTGGCAATAAACGCTTATAACGAATACTTAAATAAAAAATATGAGCGTTAGATGCTGGCAATGCTCTGAGGAATTAGATACCTCATCTGTTGAGCGCGAGGTGTATAATAGATTGATCATAGATTTGCGTAGTCTTATGTGTCAAACTTCACATAATGATTATTGCGATCTTTGGTGGCGGCATGAGTCATGTGACACTCTACAAGGACTCATAGCAGAATTAAAGGAGAAATTGTTATGACCATACATGAAGAGGCAAAGATTTATTTACAGGACCCTATCGATAAGGTAGAATATATTGCAAATGTACTAATGAATGCCTACAAGACAGAGGCTCGCACTTGGTATGATTTAGCAAAGACTGCTATTGCGGCAGTAGAAAAATATGACCACCTATCAAGAAAGGTAGATTAATGGATAATGATGATCTTCTAAGAGATTTAGAAATTGCTAGTAAGGATATTAAAAAGTCCACGGGAGGCAAGGCTGGTGAGGGTACCGAAAAAAAATATGGTCAGGCGTATGCAGCATGTGTCAAAGCAGGATTGAAAGCGCCTTTAAGAAAGAAGTATCGGGCACTATAAGAAGATCTTATGAAAATTTGTGTATCTATCGCTTCTTATAGAGATCCAGATTTAATTAATACAGTTAACTCTGCCTATAATAATGCAAAGAATAAAAAGGATATATCTTTTTGTGTTGTTTCTCAGGCGGCTGATGATGAACACCCAGATTTATCACATATCCCCAATGTAATTTATCTTAAATACCATTGGTCTGAATCTAATGGGCTATGCTGGGCTAGAAATATTGGAACTAATAATTCTAATGGAGAATTTACTGTACAAGTAGACTCTCATTCTAGGTTTAATCAAAACTGGGATGAAATCCTTAGTGATTTCTATCATAAAGCGGTGAGTTACTGGGGGGATAGAATTATCATATCAAAAAACTCTGATCCTTTTGAAATAAAAGAAGACGGAACTGAAGAGTTTTCTGAGTACCCTATTGTAGTTAAAACTAAACCTCTTTGGAATACTGAGTATAATAGATTTACTTTTGGTAATTCTTGGCACAATGTTGAAAATTATACTTACGGGGATGAAGTATTTTATATCTCTGGAGGAGGAACATTTGCCAGAACTGACATACTTAAAAGTGTTGCCCCCGATCCAGTAATTTACTTTGAAGATCAAATGTCCGTGGCTATTCGTGCATATACAAGGGGTATTAGATTAATCTTTTGCCCAGAGAATTTTGTGTTCAGCCTACACGATAGGTCTGGAGACTTTGACAGATTGGCATCATTTACTGGGCCACCCCCCAAGATAAATAGGAGATTACATTGGGAGGATAATCCAAAATGGGGTGACTCATCTGTTAAGATGTGGGCGTCTAATAGACGATTAGATCAATTATATTCTGGAAAATTAGGTGGATTCTGGGGCATAGGATCTAGAGAACTCTATGAACAATTTGCTAAAATAAATGAGATAAACTTTATAGAACGAGATTGAAAATAAAAACCGAAAAGTCGAAAGCCGAAACAGAAAGAAACATATGAAACGTTATATTATGCCACCCTATCGGGTGATATTTAATAGAGTGAATGACTCTTCCACGACTACGCGGGGCACTATCTACCGG